AAATCCTAAACTGGCAATACCTACAGACATTGTTGAAATGGAAGCCTATGCAATTGCAAAAGTTTGTAAAAATGAAGTCGTAGAATTTTACTGTTATAAATACATCAGCGATACTGCAGATGAGGAAGCCGGATCTACATGGGCTGAAAATGTTGCTAATGGCGAGGAACACTTTATAAAAACATACAAGGATTATCATGGCGGCTAAGAAGAAGGCACCAGCTATACCACTATCAGAAGTTATGAGAGCGATTGACGTAAAGGATCGAGGATGGTATACTAGGCTTGATGCAGAAAAGAAAAAGGCATTTAGTGCCTGGATGATGATGCGTTATGCTAGTTGTGTTCGAGGCCCAAAGTCAGCTGACTACTTATATATGGTTAACGAATGTATTAATAATAGATTTAGTGATGTTAGTAAACATCCAGAATTACAATGGCTATTGTTTACTGTAGCTGGTTGTGGCAAAACACAAAATCATGAATACATTAAACCGCCGAACACTAGAAAAAAGAAAAACAAGGTGTTTACAGCAATATCAGAATTACTGCCACATTTAAAGCATGATGAGTTAGAGTTACTATTAAGTATAAACACTAAAGACGAACTCAAGCAATATGTTAAAGATGCTGGCGTTGAGGATAAAGAAATAAAAGAGATATTTAAATAATGGAATGTAAGTGGTGCAAAAAATCATTTAAGTCAGAGACTACTCTGGCAGTTCATATGTGTGTAAAGAAACGCAGATATGCAGACAAGGATATGAGCCACATACGATTAAGCCACCGTGCATTCCAAATGTTTTATGATTTAAATACTAGTGCTAAACATCCTAAGACAATGGAAGACTTTATTGTAAGTCCTTATTACGAATCATTTGTTAAATTTGGCAGAGCATGTCAAGTGAACGAATGGCTACAGCCAGAACAATTTACAGAATGGCTAATTAAGACAGGCGTAAAATTAAAGTTATGGATATCTGATGCACAGTACGATAAGTTTTTAAAAGAATATGTAAAAAAAGAGCCTGGTCTAAAAGCATTAGAGCGAACTGTAATTTACATGTCCAAGTGGGGAGAAGAACATAATGAAATATGGCAGTCATACTTTATTAATGTATCTCCTAGCAGAGCAGTATATGATATACGTTCAGGCAAAGTAAGTCCTTGGGTGTTGTATTTAAGTGACACAGGCGGAACATTGTTAGAACGTTTTAACGATGAACAAATAAAAATGATACAAGATAATATAGATCCTCCGTTTTGGATGAAACTATTTAAAAATAACAAAGATGAAGTAGCAGAGATTAAAGAAACATGCGTGAGAGCAAATCTATGAGGAAAAAAAATAAGCTGATGGTCAGTGGAGCAAGTTATTCCGCCGCTAATTGGAACGAACCACATTGGGCAGACATTATTGCAGAACAAGGCGACTTTAAAAAAGTAGAATTTGAAGGCATTAATTGGAGTGATTGGGAAGCCGGCGCATTTGTTACTATTGGTAGATTATTAAACGATAGAAAAATATCCCATTTAATTTATACTGGTACATTTACATTTGTAGAGCAATTACAACAAGAAAACATACCTGATAAGAAGAGTTTATTTGACCTAAATGAAAAGATAGTGATAGACATGGCTAGAACTCCAGCATTTTTATCTAAACTTGGAATACTGTTTAGCAATTTCATGCCTACTAAGTCCAGAGATCCAGCTGGTAGAAGACTTGGTAATCGTGAATGGGTAGCACATAGAGGAGTTGTTGCAAATGAAGCACCTGTAGTACCTGCAAATAAAGTAGTTGACAAATTTGGTCAAGTGTTTGTAGGGTTAGAAGATACAGAGTTTTATACTACTCCTCAATATAAACGATATTTAAGAGCATTATCCAGTATATCATTAGTTAAAGCGATATGTGACCAATTGGGGGTCAAAGTAATATTATTGCCCTTCCCTTTCACAGACGATTTAACTTCCAGCACATTAACAAGGTTACCAGACTTTTCGTTAATGGATATTTGGGACATTATTCCAGAATCATTTGGCTCTATTGAAAACTGGAGAAAATTATCATCGGAACGAGGCTGGATACCTTTAGCTTCGCACTTTGATGATTGGGGACATGACCAAGTAGCAAAAGCATTTTTAAACAACGATAACAATAAGGAATTTTTAAAATAATGAAAGCAAAGATAATTAGTTATAGTCAAGCACCAGACCCATCCGGATTAGATAAAGATTCAAGTCTATTAGGCTTAGTGGCATATTGTGCCAGGGTAAGTAATCCAGAAAATCAAGACAATACAAAAACAAATGACAAGCTAGTAAAGTATCTAATGAAGCACAAACATTGGAGCCCACTTGAAATGGTAAGTGTTTGTATGGAAGTAGAAACTACTAGAGACATTGCTAGACAATTATTGAGACACAGAAGTTTTAGTTTCCAAGAGTTTAGTCAACGTTACGCAGACCCTACAAAAGATTTAGCATTTGAGATTAGACAAGCAAGATTACAAGATCCTGTTAATAGGCAAAACAGTATTGAACTTGATCCTGAGATGGATGGACATGCAGTACTCCAAGGCGAATGGAAAAACAAGCAACAACGAGTTATAGACGCATCCTTAGACGCTTACAATTGGGCTATAAGCAAAGGAATTGCTAAAGAGCAGGCAAGAGCAGTACTTCCAGAAGGAAACACACTAAGCAGGCTCTACGTGAATGGTACACTTCGTAGCTGGATACATTATATTGAATTGCGTGGATCAAATGGCACACAGTTAGAACATATGGAATTAGCACATGCAGTAGCAGAAGTTATTGCAACGGTATTCCCAATGGCTGGAGAATTTGCTGGAAAAGAGATATGAATAAGTATTGGAAAGTTTGGGCAAAAAGTTTAGGCGAGAAAGTCGGCGAAACAGATACTCAAGCAAATACTGTAGCAGGAATTAGAACGGTATGGTGGTTAACTCACATGTTGACATGTGTTGCTATTATACTTAATGCAATTGCTAACCACGGTTGGGGTTTAATCGGACTATGAATATGGATACAAAAATAAGAGAAATCTTAGATAAAGAAACAGTACGTCAAGATAACACAATAGAGCTTATAGCAAGTGAAAACTATGCCAGCGATGCAGTAATGGAATTAAGCGGAAGTGTATTTACTAATAAGTATGCAGAAGGTTATCCTGGAGCACGATACTATAACGGTTGCGAACATATGGACGAAATTGAAACCCTTGCAATCGAAGAGGTTAAGAAGTTATTTGGTTGTAACTTTGCTAATGTACAACCGCATTGTGGTGCTAATGCCAATACAGCAGTATACCAAGCATTCTTAAAGCCGGGCGATACAATACTTGGCATGGATTTAGCAAGTGGTGGACATTTAAGCCATGGCAGTAAGCCAAATATATCAGGCAAGGTTTACCAAGCATATCATTATGGTGTTGACGATGATGGTTACATCGATTATGTTGAAGTTCAAATGTTAGCCGAACGTCATAAGCCAAAGATGATTGTTGCTGGTGCTAGTGCATACCCACGTGAAATTGATTGGGGATGGTTTAGAGCTATTGCTGATTCAGTAGGAGCATTGTTATTAGTTGACATGGCACACTACAGTGGACTAGTTGCAGGCAAGGCATATCCAAGTCCGCTACCTTATGCAGATATAGTTACGTCAACTACACACAAGACATTACGAGGTCCTAGGGGCGGCATTATATTGTGGAATAACGAAGAATACTCTAAACGTATTAATAGTGCAATCTTTCCTGGAACACAAGGTGGTCCGTTGATGCATTTAATTGCCGCAAAAGCACAATGTTTTATTGAGGCAAACACTCCGTCTTTCAGTCAGTATGCAAAAGATGTTGTTATAAATGCTCAGTCATTTGCAAAGCAACTTACAGCAAATGGATTTAACTGCTTGACAAACGGCACAGATTCGCATATAATATTACTTGACTTAACTAATAGAGGTGTAAGTGGTAAAGATGCCGCGAACATGTTAGAGGCGAATGGTATTACTGTAAACAAAAACGGCATACCAAATGACCCTAGAAGTTTTACAGAAACAAGTGGTATTCGATTAGGTACTGCCGCTGAAACAACTAAAGGACATGACGCTAAATGGTTTGTAAACTTAGCAAACACGATAGCTAAAATAATATGAATATAGATTTTGACGTAGACATTGATATGGCTGATAGGGATAAGTTACTAGAACTTATTCAACATACGCCAGCAAGTATCAAACGTGGAATAGAATTTGAAAAGCATAACACTGGAGTGTATGTGCAACCTATTCCTATGTTTCCGTTAAAAGGCTTTAGTACAATAGACCACAAAGAAGCAGAAGCAGTTGGTTACTTTAAATTAGATGTATTGAACAACCACATTTACAATGGCGTTAAAAGTGAACAGCATTTAGATAAACTTTTAGCAACAGACCCTATGTGGGAGTTGTTTGAG